CAAATCACTTAGAGGATAACTCTCTGGCATTCCGCCTTTAGGGTCATCATATAATACGCATAATACTTTCATTATTTCTTCTCCTTTAATAGTTTTGTTAATTCTGTTGTTGAACCCACAAATAAAGCATTTGTAACACTCTTAGGTCCTGTGTTGGGCACTTCTTTGAGTTTTTTGAGTTTTTCTTGCATTGCCATCAAGTCTTTAGAAACATCTGCAACCGTTTTTATGAGTTGTCCTGCAACCTCATACGCACGAGGATGCTCTCCTTCTTTCGCTAATGCTAGTATACCGTCAATTGCATCATTGCCTTTTTCTAGCATCTTATATAGATTCTCACGGCCTGTATCAAAATCGACTTCTGCGTCCTTATCTTCAGGAACTGCAATCTGTGTTTCTACTGTTGCAATATTAGTCGGTTCTATGACCTCTGGAACAATATTTAAAATGTCGTTTAGGTTGTCGTCTATATCACTCATATCTTAAAAATAGTTTAAATTAATATTCAATCTTCTGTCTGCATTTGTGGTTGTTGTACTATGATGTGGTTTACTTGAATCAAATAACAAAAGTCTATTTGCAACACTTTCTACTTCAGTTCCGTCCTCTAATACAGTTAATCCATCACAATCATTTAGATAAAACAAAGCCCCTTTATGTTCAAAACGCCAGTCTGTGTGGTCTTTGTGATGAACTATTTCTGAAGTTTTTGGATAATAATTTACTTTAGCCCTAATTAATTTTTCAACTTTGGCCAATCGTAAAAGAGGTGAAAGCATATTCCAAGTTTCCTGCCCACACCACATTTTACCATCATTGTAAATCATATGAACCAAGGCAAAATTATACTCTTTTTGACTTTTTGTTAATGTCAACTTTCTTAAATTTAGATATTCTTCATCCTCATCTTGAGATAATTCTTCGTCCTCATCATACGCCACCTGTCCATGATGAAACCACGGAAATGTATTTGATGAAATCCAAGCCTGTAAGTTATCAAACGATTCTACATCTAAGGCATTATCTATAATCTCATACTCACTTTTCATAATATAAATTCCTTTTTATTTAAACATCATTGCCTGTTCCTTCATCATAGTTTAAACCATCATCAAAGAAATCTAATGTTGTTGTGTATGTATATGTATCGTCTTTATCTGCACTTGTTGGATTAGGTGTAACTGTAACTCTCTCATTTCGAGAAGGACTTTGGTCAGCTGAGTCGGCATATAAGTCAGCAGATACTTTCTTAATAACAGCAGATGTACTCACAGGTCCGTATAGATATATCTTTGCAGTAAAGTTTAAAGTGTATTCTATTCGTCTTGTGGTTGTTAAGTCGCCTGCATACGAATCCTCGTAACCCACATTTTCTAATATAAAGGGTATATCTCTCTTTGTACCCATTGTAGAATTTTCAATCATTGTTACTGTGTAGTCAGGTTGAAAGTATGGTAGTATCTGTTCAACAATCTGTAGACCGTCATCTGAATTAGATGTAAAGACGCCTAACTGAAAACTCACATCATAAGGCACAGGTGAGTATTGTGTATTCAGTTTTGTTGTATCCGCATTTGTTGTAACAACGCCTCGTTTTTGATTCTTGTTTAACTTACGAGAAGCATCATAACTGTAACCAGTAATATCAAAAGCCATACGAGGTAGAGTAATAGCCACACTTGAATCTGTTCCAGTTAAATTTGCTTGTTGTTCTAATCGTGCAATAAACTTTTCCCTTGGCGAATAAGACAAAGGTACTTTGATGTTCTGTAAAGGAGTCCCGCTAGAATCCAAGCGTTTGATATTGATATTATTAAATATCGTACCGAACGCAATTACAGTATTGCGAATTTGTTTGTGGTAAAAGTGTTCTCCAAACATTAGTAGTCGTCAACCTCCCCAAATGGATTTCTTTCACTAAAGTCGAGTATGTCGTCAGCAGTAGAAGAAGTGTTTGTGCCTGCCTGTGTTTCAAATACTTGTCCCATATCAGAAGGTTGTTGAGTTGCCATTGTGAACGACTCATTAACAAAGTAGTCAATCGCCCCAATACTACTCTCCATTACGAATGAACCAGTTTCATTTTCTAGTGCAAACTGGAATTGCATTGTGTCAACTGACAAGTCATCTTCTGTCTGGTCAATAATAGTAATGCCAGTATCAAGTCTTTCAGAACTATATTCCCAAGTTGTACAAGATAGTTTGTAAACTGGCAACGCACTCTGTTGATAGAATGGCGCTTCATGTTCTACAAACTGAATCTCAAAGAACTTGTTTGTTGTTGGAAAATAAACTAAGTCGCCTTCTTGTGGGCGTTCTACAACTAAGTCTGCGTTATTAGATACAAGAGTTTCCCATCTTAGCTTAGATACTGTAAACTGAATGTCATCTCTGAGTTCTAAGCCAAACTTCTTAATAATCTCTTGTTCGCCCATATAACCATCAGAGTTGTCAACATACATTTCAATAATATAAGAATCGTCAAACGAGCTCGCAGGGTCCTCGCCAAAGATAGTATCTTTGTTCGCTACTTTTCTTGGTAGATAATAGACATCTTGACCATATATCTTCAGCTGTTCGATTATTAAATCTTCGTATAATCTTTGTTCTGAAGTGGTGCCTGTGTCGAAATAGACATTAGTTGGCATTTAGTTATCCCTGTTGCATGTGTGGTGGTTCTTCATAATTAAGTCTGATTTCTTCTTCGAGTCTTTGTTGGTCATCAATCGCAGCAGAAAAAAGTTCAGGCCCGTTCAGCGTTACGCCACCGAGCATCGCTGTACCTGAGAATTTAGATAAGTTTTGACCCCATTGTCTTTTGATTAGAGCAGTTGTATATCTTTTTAGATATAAGTCATCATAGAGGTCTGTGTATGTGTCTGGGTCGACTTTACGATAAACTTCAAAGATTAAGTATTCACCAGCAGTAATATCAGTTCCCCAATCCATATCAAGGTATAATCTGTTTGAAAGTTGATTAAATCTCATAGGTTTTTCGCCCACTAAAATGTGGTCAAGAAAATCTAAGTGTTGCATAGTCATTTGATAATGAACAATACTTGTTGACGAGAAATCATATAAATCATTGAGTCTTAATTGATATCTTACATCAAACATGTTTAGATTTGCTCTGTCTGATAATGGGAATACATTGACAACAGAAATGACTGAAGAAGGAACAACAAGAAAGTTACTACCTTGTTTCCATGCAGTTGTTACTGAATCAGAAGTTACTGATTCTGAAGCATCAGTCGTCATACGAGTGATATCATCAGCCGTTACTAGATACTTTAGATACATTCTTTCGACACCATCAACATGATACTGTGCGAAATACTGTAGTGCTTCATCAATTCTATCTTCTACTTGGTCGTCATCAACATTAATATCGATAACAGGTTTACCTAAGTTTCTAAGACAGTATTGTTTTAATGTTTCTCTTGTACTTGGAGTTGCCATAATTGTTTTCCTCTATCTTACTATTTAGTATTATCCTAATGCGACAGCCTGGGCGATTGCAAACGCTTTGGTCGATTTAGTATCTAACTGTGTCTGTATATTTGATGTAACGCCATCAGAATAATTTAATTCTTCGGGTGTTGCAGTAATTTGTGTTGTACTTGCAACTGCCAAAACAGGCAAAGTTCCTGATATGTTCGGCAATGTTATTGTTCTATCTGCTGTTGGGTCAACTACATTAAGTGTTGTTTCATATGCATCGTCCGTAGCGCCCTCAAAAATAAATTGAGTTTGAACATTAATCGTAGTTGAGTCAATCGTAGTTGTCGAGCCCTCAACTGTTAAATCTCCTGTTATCGTAAGATTTCTAAAACCAGTAATGTCTTTACTTGAATCTACAACAACAGCCTTGCTTGCAGAAACAGTTCCTGCCGTAACACCAGTTAATTCTGTAGCACTAGCATCTGCACCAATAAACTTGCCATCAGAAGAACTATATTTTAAAAACTTCCCGTCTACAACAGCAGTGCTTTTTTGAACATCATCTAAAAACTCTAAACGAACTTCACCGCCGCCACCGATTGTTCCCATCTGTCTGGCAACGATATCTTTAAAGTTTAGAAACTCTTTTTTTAGTTTTTCTAAAGAATCGATTGACTCTAAAGACTTAATCTTATCTTTATCTAATTCTGTTGCAACTTGCATTTCAGAAAGTTGCTTTGACACTTTGTCTATTATTGAAACTTCTTCGGG